CGCTTGAGATTTTTTGCCCCGTGCGTATTTTGCCATTTACGATAAATTCAGCGCAGTTGGCTGAACCCTCAGACTTACGCCATCATTGTCGGACGCCGCCGCAAACGTAAATGCCCTCTCGTAGATTTCGTTTAACACTTGAAACCTGTCGGGTGCGTTTTTCAGCGCCAGCTTGCTTGCCAGACCCGCGCATATGCAGTCACTCCAGCGGTATGGCACGTCAGCGTCTTGATTGCTGGCCGTGATGTCATCAAGTTGATTTACCGACCAGTAGACCATGCTGTACGTGGTGACGTTTGGTATTTGCCAGATATAAAGCAGGGGCGTGTATTGCTTGTCCAGCATATACTGTGACGGCTTGCCCGAAGATGTTTTGTTTGGCAGTTGATTATAGTCGGCAATCGACACACGATTAATAATTTGGTCAGACGTGTCTGTGCCTGCGCTGTCACGAATGACGGCGTCCATAATGTCTATAGTGCCAACAGGCAGCGTGTAGGGCGTTGTCTGGCCGTTCACCAGTGTCAGCGTCTGTTGCTTTACCGCCCAGTAATTGATGCCTCTGTTGGCCCACTCACTAAATAATAGGTTTAGGCTGCGCCTTGCCGACACAGCCTTGTAACCTGTTTGGGTTTGTGGATCGATCCCACACCGCTCAAATGCCTCTGCGATGATTTCTTCGACATCTGGGCGAAACGCTACTGTATCTGAAGTCGCCATGAAGCAATCCTATGCGTAATGTTTTTTCATCCGCATGACGATATTATATGTATCGCCAGCGGCCCCAAGGCCAGTTGTTGTGAACATGATATCACCAGTTGTGCTTCCATATTCTACAGTTGATGGCAATCCACCAAACTTGCTGAAGTCTTGATAACCAATATCATCAGCCGCCATATGCATCATAATGACATCTGTGCCTGCGTCTGCCTCCACCATGACGGTCATGCCTTGAATTATCCACCAGCACTCCAAAAGACTGACCGAGTTGCAAGACGCACCGTTTGCGCTTTTTGCCAAAGTTGAGACATCAACTTTTTTTACAGCATTTTCATCCGCAGTGTCCACATATTGCAATTGGAATGCCATGACTACTTCGCTGGTATTTTCAGAAAGCGTTTTTATGCTTGTAATGTTAGCCACTTTGACCCTCCTATAAATTGCTGGTGGGGCCGAAACCCCACCAATAAATTATGTTACGTTGTTGCTTTGTGCATAGACAACGGTAACTGCGCCAACACCGTTTCCAGTGTTTGCTGTGGTCACGATCAGCCTGTGATCTCCTGTGCCTGTGTTCAGCCACTTAGATGTGCGAGTTGCGTCAGTACCGGGGCTTGCCGCCACGATGCCCACTGCATTACCTTGGATGGCTCCAGCAGCAGTAATAGTGGTTGCCGCGCCAACGCCGCCCAAGCCAAGAGTTGTGGCTCCACCGCTCCACGCTGTGGTCACAGTCACATCAATTGAGATAAGCTGACTGTTCGGGGGAATAATAATATTTGTGGTGGTTGTTGTTGCTGTTTGATCAATCGCAGCAGTTTGCGAAAGGACAACAAAACCTGTGTTTTTCATGTTAGAACCAACGGTTGTTCCACTGGTTTCTTTAATTGTGCCTGATTTAATCGGGCCTGAGAAAGTTGTAGTACCCATGATGATCTCCTGTCGTGGGTTAAGTCAGGTGCAGGGCGCACCTGTCAGGGATGTCGGCACAATACAACAGGTTTGAACAAAAAGAAAGGGCGATCCGAAGACCGCCCCAGTTTGACCCAACAGGAAGAGAAGATTGGGTTGTTTATGCTGCGCCTTCGGTTCCGAAGATGCCGCGCCAGTCAGTAAAGCCGAAGCTATAACGCTCACGAACTTTGTAACGGACGTTGCCAGTCTCAAAGTCACCTTCCATGCCCTTTTTCATTGCTGAACGGGTGAAGTGCTTGAGACCGTCTGGAACGTCAGTCGTAATGAAGAACGCATCAGGATCGGTCAGACGGCGCATGATGTGATAGCCCTTGGGCAGATAACCACCAGCCTTAATTGCGTTGATGTCGTTATCGGCTGTACCAGCGCGAAGCTGGCTTTCCAACAGGCGCTCTGCGGTAAACTGATAGGCAGTTGGAATAACCAATTGCATACCCTGCGCCGCAATGCGAAGGCCACGATCATCTTTCATGTCGCTGATGTTAATCAGGATCGACTCAAGAGATGTCTCGGACAGATCAGCCGCCGTGGCAAGCACGTTAGACTGAATGCCGTTCTGTGTTGGGTGCGATGCACTCAACAAAGTTTGACCGTCACCACCAGTTACACCAGCAGTTTGAGCAAAGTTTAAGACGTTTGCAGCCTTAATTTCTTTGGTCGATGCCATAGACCGTGCCAGCGCCTTTGTGTAACGCGAAGCAAGCGAACCATACTGACCGTCCTCTTCAGCTTCCTCAGTGATTGAGAACGCCAAGGCGACAGTTTCGTGCTGGTAACGCGCAGTCCACTGCTGGCTTGCGCTGTCATAAGAGACCGCTCCACCCTCAGTTTTTGTTGGCGCTTGGCCGAAACCACTCAAAAGCACGTCTTCCTCGTAAGCCTTTTGAGAGCTATTCGATTCAAAGACCGCAGTGTATTCGGCAGGGTAGCTATCGTACTCAAGTCCAAAGAGAGTGTTCAGACCCGGCTCTAGAGTTTTCGCAAAACTCGCTCTATTCATTGCCATTGTTCATGCCCTCCTTATATGCCAGCAGTTTGTTTTAGAATATGCTCATTGATCAGCACTTCCATTACTGCATTCGCACCAAACGCATTGTCAGGTGTCTCATGCAGGGCGAGAATTTTAACAGTGGCTGCGGTTGCCGCCATTGTTCCACTGGCCTCAAAACCAGACTGACCAGTGATGGTCGATCCAGCGCCAGCCACAACATCAGCGCAGTTGCCAATATTTGTTTGGGCGGTTGTGCCAGCAGACTGAACCTTAAACACAGTGTACGGGCAGTCATAGACGTATGCTATGATGTCTGTCGCAACAGTGCCTGTCGGCCAGTATTCACTGTAAACGTATGACCCATCTGCGGCTGTGTATGAACAGCCATCAAATACACCAATATTGTTTACTTCTGTCGCAGTGTGCGGCGTGATTAAACCTGTGTTAATGATAATGACCAGATCGCCCTTAAAGATATTCTCTGCAAGACCACTTGCAATAGTATATCGATTAGTGCGTGGCGCATTACCGCTCATGTGACGTATCGGGACAAACCCGAATGCGGCGTCTACATTTGCCATGTTTCGCTCCTATAGCGTAAAGATTAATCGCTCATGGCAGACAATTGTCTGCCGCGACTGGTTTCAGACTTACGTTCTTGATAAAACGTTTGTCCACTACGCCGTCCTAACGCATCAAGTTCACCTGAGACTGCTTCATTTTGCTCTGTGTTTTTATTCTGCCAGAACGCCTTTTGTGAGGCGTGTTTTTGTTCTGGCATTTCACATAGCAACATTCCTTCAATCCCTACTGATCCTGTCCACTGTCCATGATTGATAGTCGGAAACAACTTTTCTTTCACAGTGTCAGCGGAGCGTGGCTCCCAACCTTCGCGCATTCTTTTATACACGTTGTCGGGGGTGTCCTTCCCTTGAATCGAGGTTGCGACCCAGCGTTGGACATAGCCGGGACGGGCTTCTGGTGCGTCCAACAGTGCTGGTGGTTTCCATGCGGCTTCTGGACGAACTTCTTCGTCCCGCACAGATGATCGTGATTGCTCGGCTCTTGAGTTTCTCTTTTCAGACATGACTATTGTTCCCTCTGTTGACGGCGAATTTCGGCTTCGTATTTTTTGAGACCACGTTCATCGTTTATACCAAGTTCCCTAGCCATGCGGAGTTGCTCTTGCGTCATACGCACACGATTGCCCTTATAAGCTGAAGACCCGCCCGTAGTGGGGGCGACTGGAGACCTACCTTTTGGTCTTTGCTTCGGACTTGGCTCCGATCTTAACTCAGGAAACACTTTTTGTAAACGCCCGTTAAGTTGCGAATAATATTCATCGCTGTTCTTATCGAAACCCTCTAAATCTAGCTGCACGTCTATCGCCCGTGCTGCTGCTGTCTCTCGCTCAAAACCAGTGGCATTAAACCAGTTATTTTTCTGCCACCAGCCCATTGCCTTCTCAGGTGGTGGGTTGCCCTGCTGACGCTGTGGCTGCTGCTGGCGTTGCTGCTGTTGTTGCCGCTGTTGTTGCCGACCATGCTGCTGCGCCTGTGCCACGCGCATTGCCGCTCTCATGTCGGCTATCTGCTCTTGGAAGTTAACTTGGGCATCAGTGTCGCCCTCCTCCACGGCCTTGTGCAGCGCCTGCTTGGTCTGCTGGTATCGGGAATTAAATTCCTGCTCTGCGTTCTGCTGCGATCCCTGCTCCAGACGCTCTAGCCGCTTTTGCAGTTGCGCGTTCTGATCCTGTATTTGACGCGCCTGCACTTCTGCCTCTCTGCGCTGCGCCACCAGCTTAGAGATGCGCTTCTGCACCTTGGGGCCGTAGTCTGGCTCCTGATCGTCAGCGGCCTCCACAGGCTCCTCCTGTGGCCTCTCAGGCTTTTGCTCTGGCTCGTCAGTGATTTCTATTTCAAAATCTTCTGGCTCACCCTTGGCCGCTTGGATTTCGGCCTCGATTTCTTCAAGAATTTTCTCTTGTTCTGACATTGCCCTACCCCAAATATGCGGCGACTTCGACGCCCTCTGGCAGAATAGACGTTAGCTCATCGTCATTCAGCAGAAGGAATTTCACGCCCTTTACAACAATTTTCTGACCAGCGTATTTACCGTAGGTCACGCGATCTCCGATTTGCGGCATAACGTCAGACTTCCAACGCTCCCCCGTGTCTCGGTCACGATACGCTAAGTCACCCATTGCACAGACAGTGCCGTGGGCGGTCAGGTATTCCTCGTTGTCTTTTGAGGTGTCTGGCAGCAGAATGCCGCCTGCGGTTGTCATCTTTACCTGATTAGGCTGAACGAGAACCTTCCAATTCATTGGAATTGGGATTTGATGAGAGCCAATCGTCGCGCTGGTTTCTTCATCAGTGTAGATTGCGTCATGTTGATGAGACATGTTATTCATCCTCTTCGTTTAAATTTTTGATCGTGTCATGGATTACGTCAGCGGCCTGCTCCAGCCCCTCCGCAATGCCCACGTTTTTGTGATACGCCTCAAAGTCGGACATTCGACCCCGAAGCATACCGTCAGCTATTTCCAGCCGTCTCTTTTCCAGATTGTTTCTTATCTGCTGGAGCAGATCGCTTATCGTCATTTTTAACGCCCCCCGACATGGAGACCCCAGTGACGTGTACTGTTACGTCTTTATTTTCCGACATCAGTATCCCCTCTTCATTGATTTCGATTTCTTCTTCTTAGTCGTTTTTTTCTTGGTTGCAATCTTTGTAGGTTTCTTTTTACCATATGACATATTTTTTGTTCCTTGTTTCATCAGGGAGGGGAAGCTGGCTCTACTGAGTGACATCGTAATCGCCAGCGGGGTTTTGCATTTCCATCATCCTTGCGTTTTCTGCGGCTGTCGTGGGTGACCCATAGATTAAGTCATCAAGCTGCTGGGCCGTTAGGGGCGTGTCTTGCGGTGATGGCCGTGGTGTTTTGGTTAGGCTTGCTAGTGCGCCAGCCGTATTAACATTTGGTGGCCTGAGAACATCATACGGATTGCCGTCCGTTCTTCTTAGCCCACTAATAGCGTCAGCCTGCGCTATTGACGCAAAGTCCGTTGGCATTTTTGGCATTGCAGAATTAATCATACTTTCAAAGCTGGCGGGTAGCGCATTTTCTGCTTTTCGGGCAAACTTTGAAAGAAAATCTTTGGTCAACGCAGAAAACGCTTTGGCAGTGTGTTTTAAAGATTTTGCAACGACCGCTGTCTCTCCAAAGCCTAATAACATATCAGCCAAGTCTTCTTTCTTGCCGTCATAATATTGCTTTATAACATTATCTTGGGGGGTCAACAGTGCGGCTAATTGTACAGTAAATGGTAGCTGCTCCATTGCCCTGTCATTTGCGAGGGAAAAATCATCTGTTTCTTTTGTTTCTTGAAGCCTCACAAACGCATCTTTTGCATCTGCAAGGCCACCAACAAAGGGTATGTCAACGTATCCCATACCGTAAAACCCACGGCCCTCTCCACCGAACATATTGCCTGCTTTTCTGTAGTCTTCTGCGCTGTAGTTTTCGCCCCCAATCTGCCTTGCATATTTCTCTACAGCCATGTCTCTTGTTGGCGTTCTGCTGGGAGCAACATCAATTCCCTCTCCACTGCCAAGGGTTATGGGGCAGAACGCCAACAAGAGACATGGCTG